TAAAAAAATGGAGTGAAAGAATGAATACTCCTATAGTTTATCTTCACAAACTCATAAATCCAGAAAAGTAAATGCCTAAAGACGATCTCAATTATAAATTTACAGAGAACGGAATTGTCTATGATTTCTATGATGTTTTTGTGCCTGCCGAAAACTTTAGACAACCTGCTTTATGGGTTTGGGGTAACGGAAGTAATGGAGAACTTGGAACAAATGATACTACAAATAGAATAACTCCAGTCACTACATTTGCCGGAGGAACCACTTGGAAACAAATTGATTGTGGGGAAAGACATGCGGCAGCAATTAAGACTGATGGAACTCTTTGGACTTGGGGTCGTGGTACTGAAGGGCAACTTGGTAATTTTGCCGCAACAAGTAGAAGTACTCCAGTCACCACATTTGCCGGAGGAAATAATTGGAAACAGGTTTCTGTTGGAAGACCTTTTCACACAGCAGCAATTAAAACTGATGGTACTCTGTGGGTTTGGGGTAGTGATGGTTTTACCGGAAGACTTGGTATTAATAATGGCGGCACATTATCAACTCCAGTCACCACTTTTTCCGGAGGAAATACTTGGAAACAGGTTTCCTGTGGAGAAACGCACACAACAGCGATTAAAACTGATGGTACTCTGTGGGTTTGGGGGAGTGGTGCTAACGGAAGACTTGGAACTAATGATACTACGCAGAGAAATACTCCAGTCACCACCTTTGCCGGAGGAAATGATTGGAAACAGGTTGCTTGTGGATTTTTTCATACGGCAGCAATCAAAACCGATGGTAGTCTCTGGACTTGGGGTAATGGTGTGGATGGAGTTCTTGGAACAAATGATACTACAGGCAGAAGTACTCCAGTTACAACATTTGCCGGAGGAAACACCTGGAAACAAGTTTCAAGAACACCTTCCATTCACCTCGCAGCAATCAAAACAGATGGTTCTTTATGGACTTGGGGACGAAATAATTGGGGGCAACTTGGAACCAGAGATGATGTGAACAGAAGTACTCCAGTTACCACATTTGCCGGCGGAAACAATTGGAAACAGGTTTCTTGTGGGACGGAACATATGTCAGCAATCAAAACTGATGGAACTCTTTGGACTTGGGGGTTTAATAATGTTGAGGGAAGACTTGGAATAAATGATAGCGGTGCCTTTACAACCAAAAATACTCCAGTTACAACATTTGCCGGCGGAAACAACTGGAAATCTGTTAATTGCGGGACGGGTAGCATAGCAATCAAATACTCACCAGACCCATAAAATCTCAATAATATGAAATCTCTTTATTTTCTTTCTGGTTTACCCAGAAGTGGTTCTACATTATTAGGTTCTATTCTTTCTCAACATCCAGAAATACAATCCACTCCAACATCACCTCTTGCAGATTTATTGTGTGTAATTGACGAAGGGTTTTCTAAACTTGACCTCCAATACACATATGATAAAGAAAATATCCAATATAATACCTATAGTTCATTACTCAATAATTTTTATAATCATATTGAAAAACCCTGTATATTAGATAAACATCGTGGTTGGACAAAAAATGTTCCATCCATAGAAAAGTTTCTTCATCAAAAACCAAAGATTATCGCAACCAATCGTAGAATAAGTGAGGTTCTTGCGTCTTATATTCTTCTTATGAATAAAAACGGAACCGATAATTTTGTAGACGCTCACTTAAGAAATGAAGGAAAATCAATCAACACAACAAATCGTATTGATTGTCTTTGGAAAAATTATGTATCTCATCCTTATGAAAGTCTGGTTTATGGATTACATCATCATTCACAAAATATTCATTTAGTGTGTTATAATAACCTAATACAAAATCCAGAACAAGAACTACAAAAAATCTATGAGTTTCTAAATCTAAAGCCTCATCATCACGATTTTAATGACATTCTAAATAGTTGTGCCGAAGACAAAGATGATGCGTGGGGAATTGAAAATCTTCATCAAATAAGAAAGAAACTCCAAAAAACTTCACCACCTCCAGAAGAAGTGATAGGTGAAGAAAATACTGAACTATACGATAGATTTAACATATGAAAAAAATTGAAGTCTTTATTCGCCACTGTTATAAAAGTAGTGTTGAAAGTTCTGAGCAAAATAGACCAACTTGGTGGAAAGGTAAAAAAGCAGTCCTTGATAATTTTAAAAGAACTATAAATCCAGAAACCACAAACTATACGATTGTTTATGATAATCATCGTGGTTCTATTCTGGATACTTTTCTCAAAGATGAACCGAATGTTTATGAGATTGATGCCGGAATTGATGGAAAGAGTTTTACAGAAACATTAGATTATGTGTTCTCACAAAACTTTGATGATGATACAATTATCTATTTGTTAGAGGATGATTATATTCATCGTCCAAACTGGGATAAAATCCTTATGGATGGATTTAATCTTCCCGTGGATTATGTAACTCTTTATGACCACGGAGATAAGTATCAGGAGATGTATAAGGACTTTATGACTAAAGTTCTTCGTACCGAACTCTCACACTGGATGCCTACTCCTTCCACTACAAGTACTTTTGCTGCCAAATTTAAAACTTTAAAAGAAGATGCTGACCTACACATTAAATATTCTGTAGGATATAAACAAAGACAAGACCACGCTTCATTTATGGAATTACATCAAAGAAAAAGAGTATTGATTTCATCTATTCCCGGTTATTCTACACACTGTCAAAAAGAGTTTTTAGCACCTTGTATTGATTGGGAGAAATACTTATGAATATTACACTTTATGCGATTTGTAAAAACGAAGAAAGGAATGTGAAGAAGTTTATTGAGAACTCAAAGAAGTTTTCTCATACCATAGTTGTTGATACTGGAAGTACCGATAATACTATAGAACTTCTTAAGAACGCTGGTATTGAGGTATATTATCATCCACAATCCAGAGAAGAGTTTGATTTCTCCAAAGTAAGAAATCAGGCACTCTCTTATGTAAAAACTGATTGGGCATTTTCGCTTGATTTTAGTGAGAATTTAGATGACTTTTTTCCGGAAGGTTTTGAGGTTATAGAAAAGGAGTTCACGAACTTTAAGCACTTGAGATTTGATGATGATGGAAATGATGAACCAAAACAATCATCTGAGGTTCATACAAGATTTCATAGAACAAAAAATTATGAGTGGAAAAATGCCGTTCACGAAATTCCAGTATTTGTATCAACCGAAGACTATCCAAAAGAAGTTTCCGTAGATACTTCGGTTAAAATTACCAAGAGTATTCATAAATCAATCTCAAAAGAACTTTTTTATCTTGATATTTGCGAAAGAGAATATCAAAAAGACCCAACCAATTGGTATTATATTCGGTTTATTTCTAATCACTATTTTAGTATTCAAAATTATTCAAGAGCACTTGAGTTCGGTCAGGAGTTTTTAAATGTTACTAAACCTTATTTTGATACATTTAGAATTACAGCGTTCATTAAATGTAGTATTTGTCTAATACAACTTCAGGATGTTACAAAAGCAGCGAACTATTCTTTTCACGCAGTCAGCGAAGCGATGAATATGGGAGAACCTTATTTGTCCGAGGCATTCTCACATTTAAATCAAGTCGCAAAGATGCTAAACAATCCTAATATTACTATCTTTGCTACTGGATTTAATGGCGATACTTTACAATCACCAGAGAGATACGAAGCAATTAAAAAGTTAATGTCGTAATTATGAAAATTACAATTCCAGTATCCGTAGGAGAACTGATTGATAAGATTACAATTCTTGAAATTAAGGCACTATTCACGGATAATGAATATGTAAAAAAAGAACTTAAAGAATTAAATGAAATCCAAAATACAATCACTCAATTTATCTTTAATTATGTAATTGAGTTAAGAGAAGTCAATCAATCCTTATGGAAGGTGGAAGATAAATTGAGACAAAAAGAAAAAGACAAAGTATTTGATGAGGAGTTTATAGAGTTAGCACGAAGTGTTTATAAGTTAAATGATAAAAGAGCGGAGATTAAAAGAGAAATTAATGAGATTTGTAATTCATCTTATCAAGAAGTTAAGTTATACTAATTAAAATAAATACTTTCAACTATACATTACTTAATAATTAAATGAACTTTACCATATATTCCAAAGACAATTGTTCCTATTGCTACAAGATTAAACAAGTTCTTGAGTTGACAGGAAGTAACTTTGTGGTGTATAATCTTGAAGAACACTTTACAGCGGATGAGTTTTATGCCGAGTTTGGTGAAGGTTCCACATTCCCTCAAGTTATCTGTGATGATAAAAAATTAGGAGGAGCATCACAAACAGTCAAGTTCCTTCAGGAAAATCATATTGTTTAATGTCTAACCTAAATAACAATATCACACCAAATCGTGGTATTGAGTTAATATTAAGCGGAGGAAAACAAAAGAAATCACAACCTTTTGGTATTATTTACGAAAAGTTAATTCTTCTCTTTAAGAAAGAAATAACCATCTACTTTGAATTATCGATCAAAACTCGTAAGATCGAATAACTTCCTCACCGGAGAAAACAAATGTTAGCTACAAGTTTAGTTTTCGGTTCGTTCATTATCATAATGTTTTTTGTTGTGGGAATAATGATTGGATGGGTTTCCAGAGAATATATGATGAATTATCGTGAGATACCCAGACAGCATCCCGAACTCTTTGATAGAGACGGAAACTTGATCGCTGATGAAGTGGTTTCCTTAAGTGTTTCACCAGATTTTTATGAAGGATTTCAACAAGAATATGGAGGTCTGTTTAATGATGATGACGATGATGACGATGATGATAAAGAATAATCACTAAATATTTTCAACTTATTATTTAATAAAATAACTATGACCGCGACAAAAGCAAAAACACCAGTTACAAAACCAAAGGTATCACAATCCGTACCAGCGGTTGATAGTCTTCCAGCGAACCCATTTGTCTTTGAGGTTCTTAATCTTGTATCAAAACAAAGAACTAACCTAAAGAAAGTTGAGGTTCTTCAGCGATATATGGACCCATCATTAAAGTCCATTCTAATTTGGAACTTTGATGAGAGTATTAAATCAGCTCTTCCCGATGGAATTGTTCCTTACTCCAGTGTTGGGGAACAAGGTTCTTTTAGTGGAACACTATCCGGCAAAATTGAAGATGCCGTTGGTAAAATGGAAGAACTTAATTCCCGATCACTTGGATCACAAGATCAGGGAAGATCATCTATTCGCAAAGAATATACAAAGTTTTATAATTTCATCAAGGGTGGAAATGATGGATTGAGTTCTCTTCGTAGAGAAACGATGTTTATTAATGTTCTCGAAGGTCTTCATCCTCTTGAGGCAGAAATCCTTTTTCTTGTTAAAGATAAGAAACTCGAAACTAAATATAAGATAACAAAAGAAATTGTCTCACAGGCATATCCCGATATTAAATGGGGTGGTCGTTCGTGAGTAGACTTCGTGATGTAGTTGAGAGAGCAAAAAATACGGAAACACTAATGAACTGGTCCCCCGAAGAAAAAAAATCACTTCCACCACAATATAGTTGTGAGGTATTAGTTTCTGATGGTTCAGTTGATGATGTGAGGTCTCCCGATTATCCAAGTGATGCCTATATTGTATTTTATGAAATTGATGGCAAAAAGCATCTGGACTTATGTAGAGGAAAGAGAGTAAGTATCTTTGATATGTATTATGATAAGTTTGGTGCCGGAGTGATTAAAAAAATTGATTTTGGATGTGGAAAAATAAATCCAAGATCGTGGGGTTATAAACCAGCCGAAAGAAAAAGGCGAAAGTGATTTCCCAGAAGGGCGAAAAAATCTCCCCAAAAATTTTGCCCCAAAAGGTTTTTTAAGAGAGAATTGACTAATTCTCTCTTTTTTTGTATAATAGGAGCAGTATGAACTCCTTAAATGAATAAAGATAAAATCAAATTGATTTTGAGAAATATGGAACTTCTTCTTGATAGTCTCAAAGCGGAGGTTCTAACCGACGAGACATATCAAATATCTGATATTGTTCCATTAGAAGAAGATTATGATGAGGTTTTTGGAGAATGAGTAAAAGAGCAAAGCAACTGGTAAAACTTTTAGAGAAACTGATTAGACAGGATCATCTTTATAGTGACGAACAACTGAAACAAATGAAATCACAATTGCGGGTGATTAAGGAAGAACTCGCAATTCTTGAGACAAAAACATCAAAAGGATTTGGAAAATGAAACCGATTAAAGCAAAAGACCTTCTGGAACTGGATCATCGTATGCAGGTTGTGATGATCCGGCAGACACAACTTCCACAAACTCTTGTATGGCAGGCGGGTAAAAATGATTATAGTGAAGATCCTATTCATACCAAGTTTCCTCCAAATGAGAAGGAATGTGGTGAGTGGGCGGTGGAGCAACTACTTGCGAACGAAAGAGGGCACTGGGGACCACTAGAGCATCCTTCCATTACTTTGGATTGTGTTGGGTTCGTTCATAATGTAATGGTTCAGGCAAGAACTCATCGTATTGGAGTTTCCTTTGACGTACAATCGCAAAGATATACCGGTCGTCGTGTACTAAAGGTTGCGACCGGAGAACTTAAACCCGAAGAGGTCTTCTATGTGCGCCCAGAAGGTCTCTACCTTGACCGTAAAGGGCACAAGTATGAATGGACGAAGAATGACTACGAAAGGCAGTTAAAGTTCTGTCTGGCGGCATCTGAGAGGTTTGCGGAGGGTTATAATACTCGGGGTATGGCAGAAGAACATTTGAGAGATTATCTTCCTCAAAATATTCGCCAGAACTTTGTGGTCTCATTCTCTCTTCGTTCTGCCCTACACTTTCTGGACTTAAGAGCAAAGTTAGACGCTCAAGTAGAAATCCAAGCATTAAGTGAAGGTATGATCCCAGTAATGAGAGAATGGGTTCCAGAAATCTTTGGTTATTATGAAGAAAAAAGATTACATCGTGCCCGACTTTCTCCCTAAATATTTTGTAAATTATTATACCTTATGTGCCCGACTTATAGATTTGAGAATACTGAAACCGGAGAAATCTTCGAGAAATGGATGTATATGGCAGAAAAAGAACCATATCTCAAAGAAAATCCTTATATTAAACCTCTTATACCAACACAAATGAATGTTGGTGAAGCGGGGGATTGGCGGGACAAATTAACCGCTAAGCACCCTTCGTGGAACGATGTTTTGGGTCGTGCCCAAAAGATGCCAGGATCAACTGTAAAAAAACTCTAACCACTTATGGCAAGAAGAAAAAGAGCAGAGCAACCAATCGGTGTTGGTCTTACCACTCGTCAAGCAAAGCGTAAAAAACCTTTAAATGGTGAATATCTAATAGATATTGACCCACTTACAGACAATCAAAAAAAACTTTTCGATTCTTATGCGGAACAGAAACATTTAGTTGCCTATGGTTGTGCCGGTACTGGTAAAACTTTCATCACTCTTTATAATGCTCTTCGTGAGGTTTTAGATGAAAAAACACCTTACGAAAAAATCTATCTTGTCCGCTCTTTAGTTGCCACAAGAGAAATTGGATTTCTTCCCGGTTCTTATGATGACAAATCTGACATTTACCAAATTCCTTATAAGAATATGGTTAAGTATATGTTCCAAATGCCAAGTGATGTAGATTTCGATATGCTCTATGGTAATCTTAAGTCTCAAGAAACAATTAAGTTCTGGAGCACTTCATTTTTAAGAGGAACCACGCTTGATAATTCTATTATTATTGTGGATGAGTTCCAAAATATGTCATATCACGAACTTGACTCCATTATCACTCGTGTTGGTGAAAACTCCAAGATTATGTTCTGTGGCGATGCGTCTCAATCAGATTTACAAAAAACAAATGAGAGAAATGGTATTATTGATTTTATGACAGTCTTGCGTAAAATGCCATCTTTTGATATAATTGAGTTTGGTGTCGATGATATTGTTCGTTCTGGACTTGTCAAAGAATATATTATTGCGAAATTAGAAGCAGGTTTTTAATGTTTAATCATCTTGATGTTGAGTTGCCAAAACTCGAAAGAGAAACAATTGATGGGGTTCGTTATTATTCAATTCCTAAAGAAAGTCAGGTTCTAAAATTAGTTTCAATCACTTCTGTTACAAG